CGCCTGTTGGTCCGCGCATTTCACGACGGGCTGTTTGGGCCTGTGGTGGGCCGGCACTTGGCATGGCGGGCATTGCGGCACCGAGACCTGGCATCATACCACCCATCATACCCATAAAGCCGCCACCTTGAACCCCTTCAGGTTCCTGTTCTTCCTCTTCAACGACGGTAGTGCGTGGAGCGGACATTGGTGGTTGCATTGGTGAAGGCATAGCACCCATGCCCATGCCCATACCTGGTGGTGCGGCACCGCCGCCGCCAGGTCGTCCGAGCGACATGAAGTTGGCGAATCCTGGTCCGACCGATTCACGAGCGGCTGCTTGTGCGAATTCACGGGCTAAGTTGGGGTTATTACGAAGAATATCATCCATACCAGGCATACGGGATTTGAACATAGTGTTGGTTACGTGGCACATACCGGCCGATAATCCGAGAGACAGAATCAATCGGACTTCTGGGGCGACCTTACTCTTATCTTTGTACTTGTCGTAAAGTTCTTCAAAGATTTCATCGTAATCTTCGATGTTTTCGTTCACTTGTTCGGACCAACCGTCTAAGTGGAGACCGAGTGGATCGTAACGACTGTTCAAGAATTCCATACCACTGGTGACGGTTGTAAGCATAGAGCGTTGAAAGCGGATAGATGCTTCAAGTCCTTTGGAGTCCTTGCGGCGTGCCACTTCAGAATTGATTTCTTCGAGGGTATTGCTCATTGACATCTTGGTTCCGCTAATACCTTTGCGGTCCATGCGTTCCAATACCGTCAAGCCTTCAGTCTTCTTTACTACTTCTTGTTCGGGACTCAGGTATACTGATGGTGTTGCTGCTAAAGCAGGTGCGGGTGCTGGGGCGGAAGCAGATGAGCCACTGCCGAACCAACTGCTGATTCCACCGCTGCTACTAGCGGCTGCTGGTGCTGGAGCAGCGCTGTTTCCACCGAGACCAGGAATACTAGAGAACCAAGATTTGACGGCAGGAGCGGGTGCGGCTGCTGGAGCAGCGGCAGGGGCAGCAGGTGCAGCGGCTGGGGCGGCTGTAGGAGCGGATGAACCACCGAGACGAAATGGTGCATCGGTTGAACCAATACTCATAACAGGAGCACTTGGTGCTGTATCTCGCATGATACGAATACTATCTCCGCTACCGGTTGGTTTGACATCAAAGGTTACATTTGTATCATCAAGGCTGACGAATTCAATGTCATCAACGGGCTTGATGTCGGCGGCCGGAGAGGCCGGACGAGGAGCGCCAATAGACGAAGCAATCTTGCGTTGATTTCCGAGTAAATTCAAGTCAAAATCGTTTTGACTGATATCGGAAATATCAATGGAACGACCGAGATCTTGACTGGCCGATATTTCGGGAAACGAGATTTTATCACTAATCTGGATCGTAGGACCGCTCATTATTCCTTCTTTTACATCCTATGTCTTCGTTTTAGACTGCTAAACGCACACATCCCATACACCCCATCATTAAACACGAAACGCCATCAGGAAGGCATCCGCTAAATCGGACTTTTTAGAGCGACCGGCAAAGAAGGTAGCCCATTCAGAACCACTACCACCTCTGAGCAACTTGGCCACATCCGCCTCGGCCGTATCTTTGCGAGCCTTGTATGCACCGGCAGCCCCGCTGATATCGGTGTAGTCTACGCTTCGCGATTTAACACCGGCATGTACGAACTCAATTCGCCCCTTCCACGAATACTCCGTCTCTAGCCGGTGTCCCAACAGCGTGTAGAGCATTATTTGAACCGACTTCATAGTGGGCGCTTTCATCGCCGGCTGATTTTCAAGCCGAATCACACTACACTTTGCCATTGTTGGAAGTACAGAACTAAGCCAGGTATTCATTGAACGACGAATGATATCTAGCGAAACCGTTGTACTTTTCACTGCTTTCCAAGGAGTCAAATAATGTTTTTGGACCCATGTAACCAATTCCACTTTCTTCATTTTCTTCACTTCAATTCCACGTGACGTGGCGACCGTTTGTAAATCGGCCATCTTATTCATTGACAATAGTGTTGGAAATACAGGTAGCGACGGTTTTGCCGTTGCGGTTTTCTTGACACGAACACCGGTTGCACACGCCTTACACCATTTGGTTCCGTCGTTGAGATTTATCCATTTAGCGGTCCCTTTACAACCATGGCACGATTTAGCAGTCTGAGCCGATTCACCGCCTTCTAACAAATCAACGTTATCCCATGCTAGAATTTTCCAACTACTTTCAACAGAGCGTTCAATTACACAGTACGCTAAGTTGCGAATCCCCATATCAAAGCCGGCGTATACAGCGGCCATCTTGTCACTAAATCACCATTTAGAGAAACATTTAGATAATATACTAAAACAAAAATGAGCACAAAATATTTTTTGCTTACAAAAGATTTTAATTACGACATTGGTGATGATAGAACTAATAAAATTATTAATCCAGCATCACCAAATGTAGAAATTTATTTACTCCCACAAACAAATATTGATTATTACAAGGAACATGGTCTTTTTGAAAAACATTTGATTGATTGGTGTAAGCAATTCTGCGGTCCAGGTCTTTTTATTGATATCGGTGCCCATACTGGAACCTATTCTATTGCGCTCTCAAAGTACGTTACAGAAGTTCATAGTTTTGAACCGCAACGAATGACCTATTACGCTTTATGTGGTTCTATTGCGATGTCCGATGCCCGTAATGTTACTGCTTATAATATAGGACTAGGTTCGGTATCACAGGCCGGTAATAGAAAGCTTAATATTCGTAGCGAAGACGGCGGTGGATCATCGCTTCTTCCGTTTGAAAACGACCCAGTTATCGGTCAAGAGAACGTAGTTGTACGAACTCTTGATTCATTTGATTTTAAAAATGTTAAGTTTATAAAGGTTGACGTAGAAGGAAACGAATTTGACGTTCTTAAAGGAGCCGAACAAACTATCAAAAACAATTTTCCAACAATCGTATTTGAGTCCAATTTTGATAGTGATGCGGCCCGTCAAAGACACGACGATTTAGTTCATTATCTAGTCGGCCGATTCAGTTATAATAAAATTCTTAGAATCAATGGAATGAATAATATGTTTATTGCGGAACCACCAACCGAAGAGTCGAAGCGACGTATGGAACAGCGAAAATATTACGATTCCCTTCTCCATCCAGATTGACTCTAGACTGTTCGGATAAACTCCCATCCCATATCTTCGCAAATCTTCTGCCAAATCTTATCTTGCATATACAGCTTTTCACGCGACTTCAATAATGGAAAGCATGGTAAATAGTCATCGAGTTCCAAAAGTTCGCAGAATTTATAAAGCACAAACGAATACGATAAGAAGTTAGAACGCTTCTTAGGACAGTGTTTAACGAAACTAAATTGGATTTCCTTAAACATATACCGAAGTTTCTCTTCTATTTCGCGCGACAGCACCGGTGCCGAAATACCGTTGAGCCGATTCAAAATATGAGCCACATGGTCGTAGCAACGATTCAATTTCAATTTCTTAATAACGTCCTTCAACTTGGACGGTTTCAATTTACTCATATCGGTAATGCGTTCTTTGCGTAACTCTTGGCGAATCTGATCAAGTATGGCCGGTGAGATTTCGGTCGTCTCTTTCGCCTGAAACTGCGCCAACCATTCGTTCAAGTGATTGATTTTCTTATATGCATAGTACGACATTTCACGAGGTGGATCCTTATAGGATGGTTTTTCGGAATCAACGAGTACGTAGTCGCGGTAGCCGCACTGCGGACAGTCTAGAAAAGTTTCATTGAATAACATTTCGGCATCGCAAATGGCGCAGTTGCCGAAATTTTCGGTTATACTAGAGGCGACACTGCTTTCGTGTTGGATAGCGGTAGGATCGAGAGCGGTCAAGTAGTTTTCTAATGCCTTGTCGCGTTTGAATCCAATTGTATTAGTTATAGCGGAAGCCTTGCGTACTTCTGGAATTATGTCGTTGGTTCGGATAGATTTATCGTCGGTGTCGGCAGTGAAATAGGAGTAGACGCTATTAGCGGGCATCTTCCCTTTTACAACCGGTTCAACGGGTCGTTCGCCGCCGGCGATACGTTCTTGTGCGTCACTGTATGAGAAAAGGATGTCACCGACGCGTAGAAAGTAGTCCGCTTCTGCGGTACCGTCTTCTAAATCGGCGATGGTCTTCTCCATTTCCTTCACTTCCTCTTCTAACTTTTGTCGGGATGCCAGGACTAATATATCATTTACGTTGGTGAAAAGACTGGGTTCAAGAAATTGCTTTTCAACCTCGGCGAGTTTAGCCTTTTTCTCGGCCAGTTCTGAACGCAGCTTCGGAAGATTCTGTTTTCCTTCACGAATCTTATTCAACTGTTGTGTATGGAAAGATTCCAATGTTTTTGCGGGTTCCAGTGTTTTTATGGTTCGGGTAGCCGCGGGCTCGTTGTCACCTATCGGTTTCAATAGGTTATCTAACGATAAGGGTTCAGACATTGTACCACTTATAGTAAGAAAGCAAAAAATCAGGGTTTAGACCGTAGCGACCGCAGTAGATTGCGTATTTCAGAAATCGTGCCAAAAAACTCCCGGAGTCCGAAAATTTTTTTCTCGGGCTCAGGTATAAACAACAATGGGTTCCGGTGGTTTGATGCAGCTCGTCGCCTATGGTGCACAAGATATCTACTTAACAGGTAATCCTCAAATTACCTTCTTCAAGGTCGTATACCGTCGTCACACTAACTTCGCTATGGAATCCATTGAACAAACCTTCAACGGATCTGCCAACTTCGGAAAGAAGGTTCAGTGCACAATCTCCCGTAACGGAGATTTAATCCACCGTGTATACTTACAATGCACACTCCCACAAGTCCAACTCCAGGCCTCTGATGGTTCTGGTGCTCAATTCCGTTGGCTCAACTGGGTTGGCCACAACTTAATTAACAACGTCTACGTTGAAATTGGTGGTCAACAGATTGATAAACATTACGGTGACTGGCTCCAAATCTGGAACGAACTCACCCAACAGCCAGGTCTCCAAGCCGGTTACGCAGAAATGGTTGGTAACGTCCCACAACTCACCAACTTACTCGTCCAGGGTGGTGAAGGTTGCGACAACTACTGCGGTACTGGAGAACCACATGCCTCTCAGGAAGTCCGCAACTGTTCTCCAGAATACACACTCTACATTCCATTCCAATTCTGGTTCAACCGCAATCCTGGTTTAGCTCTCCCTCTCATTGCTCTCCAATACCACGAAGTCAAGATCTGGTTAGAATTCAACCCTCTCCAGAACTTAGAATGGGACTATGCAACCTCCACTGTTGGTGGTGTCTCTGTCCAGAACACCTCTTACCCAATCCAACAGCGCATTGCCGCCGCCGGTCTCGTCTCCGCCTCCCTCTACGTAGATTACATCTACTTAGATACTGATGAACGTCGTCGTTTCGCCCAGGTATCTCACGAATACCTCATTGAACAGCTCCAATTCACTGGTGGTGAATCTGTTACATCTTCTTCCAACAAGATCAAGATGAACTTCAACCACCCAACAAAGGAATTGGTTTGGGTCGTCCAACGTGACTCCTTCGTCTCCTGTGATCCTACCATCGTCAACCCATGGAAGGGACAACAGCCATTCAACTACTCCGATTGGTGGGATCGCTCCGTCTTGGAATCCGGTTACTCCGTCACCCGTGTTGAAGGTATGGCCGGTTACAACCCAACTGTTGTCGCCAAGATTCAGCTCAACGGTCACGATCGTTTCTCTGAACGTGAAGGTCGTTACTTCAACTTGGTACAACCATACCAACACCACACCAACATCCCAGCCGTTGGTATCAACGTCTACTCCTTCGCTCTCAAGCCAGAAGAACATCAACCATCCGGATCTTGTAACTTCTCCCGTATTGATAACGCCACCCTCTTACTCACTCTCTCCAACAACACTGTCAATACCTACAACACTGCCCAAGTCCGCATCTACGCCGTCAACTACAACGTTCTCCGTATCATGTCCGGTATGGGAGGTCTTGCCTACTCCAACTAAAAACCTTGGGTTATACTTGTACGCGTTACGAGTATGGCACTTGTTTTGGTTATAGGAGTATAACCACCCTCTTTAAAATTTTACCCAACTGATGTACTAATAGTACCTCAGTTGAAAAAACTACACATAAATTAGAAATGGCTTTCGTAGCAATGGCGTCCTCGCCACAATCCCGAGGTCCTTCAAGCACAATTAGCAATGAAGAGTATTGGAGACGAGCTAATTATATGAAAGATGCGTTTTATCGTATGATGACTGCTGTTATTGAAGGTGATGTAGATACTTATAAGCAGTGGATTGAAGTTGAGTTCCCAGAGAAACTTATACCCATTTATAATGATGCGGAACGCGATCCTGACTATGAGTTGAAGATTTACCACCACTATCCAAATGATGGTAGTCTATTTGAAGGTATGACACCACTTCAAGCAGCAGTCTTTAGTGGTAATCCTGAAATGGTAAGAGAAGTATTAAAGTTAGGAAGCAATTTAGAAACTACATACAGTAATATTAGTGGAAAACAAAGAATCCCTGAGCTTCAAGGTAAGACCGCACGTGGTTTTGCCGATTTATTTATAGCAAATTCAACTACACCAGAACAAGCTGCACCATACAAAGCCATTAAAAAACTCCTCTTACAAAATGGTGCAAAACCTAAAACAATCACATCTATCACAGGTACAAAATTGGCGTTCCCAGAAAA